CTAAATTTCATTATGGCCGTGCGTTGGCGAGTTACAATCCTTTGTCTGGTATTGACCAGGTTACAGTGGAGCGTAACTTCCTCAACGTAGATCTCATTGCTGCTTCTCAGAAGCCGCATTTTTTCTTGAATCCTACGAAAAATACTGGAGGGGAACTTTGTATGCCCTTCTTTTGGGAAGATAACTATCTTTCCTTGACTGATAAGGATTATAACAGTATGGGTGAAATCACTATTAAGTCTTTTGGTAATCTCCTTCATGCAAATGGAGGAGATGATCCTGTGACTGTCACCATTTATTTGTGGGCTGAGGACGTTGTTCTCACTATGCCTACTAGTACTGTTCCACTTATTTCCCAGGCAGGTAAGAAGGGAGGTAAGAAACTCAGTCAGAAAAACCAGTCGAACTCAATCACTACCAATGATGAGTATGGGTCAGGAATTATTTCCAAGCCCGCCGCTGTGTTGGCAAAGGCTGCAGGTGTATTGGCGGATCTACCGCTAATTAGGCCTTACGCTTTAGCCACACAAATGGTTGCTGGTAAAGTGGGTGAGGTTGCGAAGATTTTTGGTTATTCGCGACCTGCTGTGGTGTCAGACATTCAGTTGTTTAAGCCAAATCCCACTGGTAATTTTACCAACGTTGATGCTGCTGACGCTGTTCATAAGCTTACGCTTGACAGTAAGGCGGAGATCACAATCGATTCCAGAGTCGCAGGACTTGATGGGGTTGACCAAATGGGCATTTTAGATATTGCTATGAGGGAGTCTTATTTGACTTCCTTTACTTGGTCTCCCAATGAAAGTCCTGATACACTTCTTTGGAACAGTCGAGCAACTCCCATGTTGTTTTCGACATTGGATTCCGAAATCCATCCCACACCAATGGCTATGCTTGCTCAGTGTTTTAATAACTGGCAGGGATCAGTGCGTTTTAGGTTTCAGATTGTTAAGTCTGATTTCCATAAAGGACGATTACTGGTTCGGTATGATCCGAATAGCCACGGAGCCGCAGTTGAGTATAACACCAACTATTCCAGAGTGGTTGACATTGCGGAGGAGGACGACTTTGAAATTGTCGTCGGTTGGGCGCAGGCAGCGCCCTTCCTCGAATGTGGCACATTGAGAGGTCCCATCAATTATGGTGAGACCCGGCTTGCCCTTACACAGGGATTGGTCAACGGTATCCTTGAAGTTGATGTATTAAATGATCTTGTGTGTCCTGCAGAGGATGCTCCGATTAGCATTAACGTATTTGTTTCTATGTGCGAAGACGCAAAGTTTGCTGCACCTACGAACGCCAAACTGAATTCACTCCATTTGTTCCCTGAACAAACACCTGTGGCATTGAAGTCACAGAGTGGTACCATGGGAACTGAGAACCCAACTAATACGGATACTGATCGTCCAACTGGATCAAATGCTTTGCAAATGATTGGTTCAACTAACGATGAATCAGATCACACGTATACTGTGTTCTATGGAGATCCTCCAACGACTCTTAGAGAGTTATGTAAGAGGTATTGTCATACTCGGACTTGGGTTACGGAACCGCCGGCCGAGGGCGTTGCAGCAATTGACAATTTGCTGAACAAAGACGCTCCTTACCAATCTGGTTGGGATCCCGAGGGTATTGACTTGAGTGAGGTAGATGGTACCACTCCGCTCAATGTCGTCCGTAAGGACTTCGCATCTTGGTGGAGCCCTTGTTATGCGGGCGTTAGGGGAGCTAGACGTAAGAAATATTTGTTTAGTTCAAGGTCTGGGTCTACTCCGACCATATACCGAGATGAGTTTGTTGGCATTGATAATGGGAGCTTTTCGCGGGCAATAAAGAATTTTACCGTTAATAGCGCCGCCAATCTTAC